CTGTCTATGGTAATGAATGTTGCGTTATCGATAATTGTTTGTAAACTGCTCATTATGACGGTTGCCTCCTAGCACCTGCTTGTGTAACATTGAATATGAATTCTGGATCTCTGGCTACCAATGCTTTGAAACTTGGTGCATCTACTGCATTGATGTTGTATGTTACTTGTTGACCCATTGCGTTATTAGGCACAATGGTGCCACTGCTACCCGGCACAAACAATTCTGGTCCACGTTCACCAACAACATATGGTCTGTTACTCATCACAGATCCACCACCTGCTTTGCCAAATATTGAACTAACTAAACTGCCAAAGAAACCACCACTGCCTGGTGTGTATGCACCACCTGAGAAACTGCCACCAAATATACCAGCCAATATAGGCTCAATGATTTTCAATCTAAATGCATCTGATATCATTTGTGCAATCACTTTCTTGAATGTGTTTTTGAGACTGTCCATCAAGTCAGTGCCGTTTACTATGGCATTGGCTAGGTCATCACTTATGCCTTGACTGATACCTTCAATGGCATTGATCATGCTTTGAGCACCTTCATCTGCTGTGGTGTAAGCATCATTTAATTCTCTGATCAATCTGTTGTATTCTTCTAAATCAATTTTGCCTGTTCTAAACAGTTCATTAATTTTGTCTTGCAATGCTGTGAATTCATTGTAGATATCTACTTGACTGATTTCTTCACGTAAATCTTTCAACAACTGAATTGTGGGATCTACATCTTCTTCTTTGGGTAATCTTTCTTTGAGCAATCTCATTGCTTCTATGAGATACACATTGTTAGGATCGATATCCAACATCATCTGCACATTTCTGATAGCTCTGTTAAGGTTGTCCATACCATTAACATTGTTTTTGGCTTCTTCAAATATGCCTGCTAAAAACTTTTGATATTCATACAGTGGATCATTTTTGTCAAATGCTTCTGTTTGTTCTTTAATTGCAGTGGTTGTGCTTTTGAGTCCTCGCTCATATGCTTCTTCTGCAATACGTGCAAGTTCTTTTGCTTTAGTGTTTTCTGTTACTGTATCAGTGTTGTCTTCTAATTCATCTGTGAGGTCATCAACAACTTTGTCTAATTTTTTGACTTCTTCTTCAAACAAGCTCAGTATAAACTTGCCACCTTCAAATACTGTGAATGCAATACCAGCAATACCTGTGAATCTCAACAATGTTCTAGCAAGTGTGGCAAATCCACCTGTTATAGTGAATACTTTTTTACTGCCTTCTGCCACTGTTTTGTTGATGCCACTCAAACCTTTTGTGGCTTCATCAAATTTGCTTTTCTTTGTTTGACCAAACAATGCTCTAAATGCGGCGGCTAATCCTGCTGTTTTGGTTCTGCCATCGCCCATCACTTTGAACATACGTGTTAAGGCTTTTTGGAAACTGTTCATTATGCCAGTGATTGCTCTCACTGCACCAAAGCTCAATATCACAACAACCAAACCTTGGAAAACTTTGATTAGGCTTTCTATGGCTTCAGTGTTGTCTGCTAATCTGTTGATAGCCGCTGTTAAACCTTGAATTGCAGTTGCGGCATCATCACTAAATGTTTGGAATATGGCGTTTTGCAATTTGTCAAATGCATCGCCCAATTGGTTAAGTTCGAAGTTGATCAAACCAACTTGTGTTGCTAGTGCGCCACCAAAGTCTTCCTGTAAACCTGCTAACAGTGCAGAAATAATTCTATCAGCACCTTCTGCTGTTTTACCAAATTCACTTAATTCTAGTCTAGCAAGTCCTAATCTTTCTTGCAGGATTCTAAATACAGGAATACCTCTGTCAGCCAGCCTGTTTAGGTCTTCTAATCCTAAACCACCTGCTGTAGAACGCGACACTAAGTCTAAGGCGGCTTGGAACGTGCCCATCTGGTCTGTGGTAACACTAGCCGTATCTGCAAATGTTTGCAGTAATTCTTCTGTGGGCTCAACACCAGCACCTTTTAACTGAACAAATGCCTGTTTTAATGTTTGCACCGAAAATTGTGTTGTAGAAGCAAATTGTTGAACTCTGTCAAATGCATCTGCACCAGCATCCACACTGCCAAATACCACGTTGAGTGAATTTTGTAGGTCTTGGAATGCGGCACCTGTGTTAGCAATACTGCCAATTACAGCAGTGCCTCCTAGTGCGGCAAATGCAGTTGCAATAGCACCAAAACTGCTTCTCGCAGATGTTTCAAAGTCTTGTGTTTGACTTTTGCTTTGTTTTATAGCACGTTGATACTGCTTGTTATCCAGTTCTAATGTTACGTCAATACTTCTAGCCATTGAGCTTTCTCACTAATCTATCTAGTATGACTGGCAATTTGTCAATTGTGGGTTTTGTAAAACCTTTTGGTGCTTGTCTGCTCCAACCGTCATCTAGTCTACCTGCGTAAGCATAATCACTGCGTATTTCATTGCCTTTGAGTTTGGTTCTACGTCTTGCATTACCACTTCTCACAGGTGTGTTCTTTTTCAGTTCAGGATAGGCTTTTTTCATCACATCTTCAGGTAATGTTTTCATGTCTGTGAAAAGATCTTCTACATCGGATATGTCTACTTTAATTGCCACCTTTACTCCTAAACTTTTTGTAATAATCTTCCATTTCTTTTGGATTCATCATGCTGTTCACATCACCTTTGTTATGCTTCTTGTCGCGGTATTCATTGTATGTTACTGCAACGTCAAACACCATCAAATCAAAAGAATCTGCATCTCGCAATATTTCACTGGGCAACTTACCATATCTCTGTCCTAGAACATCGAACATCAGCAATAAATTTGTTTCTGCTGATCCTTCTACGATTTGATGGCTGGTTACTTTCCCAGCCTGTCGCCAATTAGCCTAACTGCTTCAATCATTACATCTATTGGTAAAACTCTACCATCTGCGATAACTGGTTGACCATCTTCATCTAAAATTAAATCTTTGAGAAGCATGGTAGCACCAGCAACGTCATCTTGGGTTGCATTTGCCAATTTTGAAAAAATATCTAGTGGTTGTCTATCGTAGATGTAAAATTCTAATTCTTCGCCGTATTTTTCGACAAGTTCTTTTTTCTCAATTAGAATATTGATCAGTTGTGGTTTTTGTGAAAGTTCTGCTAATTTCATATCTCTGTTTCCTTTATATCTCTATTGTGTAAATTATGCAATGCACTCAAACAAAATGCAATGCGTTTTTGTGCTTTGGCAATATCACCTTTAGCACACGAAATCTCATTCTGAGCTTTCGCTATCTCCATCTCCATCGACTTCAGTATGTCCTGAATCGAGTGATTGTTCCATATCTGCATGTTTTTCCTTTATATCTGTATTTACCTGTTTTTTGGATTTTTTAAGCATTCCATGCTCTTGTTCATACGTATCAGGTAAGTGAACGCCTACCTTTTTTGCATATTCATCAAGGTCATGCCATTCGCCATCGACTTTGATTTTGCGTTCAGGTCTAGTCCAAACACCGTTTACATATCCTCTAAGCCATTTGTGTGACATATTTTCTCCTATAAGTGATTGCCCCTTGCGGGGCAATCTAATTCGGTTCTGCTAAACCCAATTTAGGTTATTATGCTTTTGGTTAACTCACCATTAACAATGATTGTGCCCGGCGATAACCATACTGCTTGGTCAATACTTGCAGTTGGTGCTAATCCACCAATGAAGCCTTTACCACTCAAATAGTAATCGTCTATGTCAGTTCCTTCGAACGCAATAGAGAAGAAAACTTCTGTTTTGCCGGAACTGGTTGAGAACAATCCGTCTGATGCAACACTGTTAGTTGTGTTACCACCATCTTCACCAAAGAATACTTGATCATCAACAAGCATGTTGAATGATACTTCGTTTTCATTCACAGTTGTGAATGCTTTGGAACTAGCACTGTCCAGTGTGCTGTAACGCACTGTGCCTGGAGCGGCTGATACAGTTACATCTTGAACAAGAGGAACTGATAAACTGCCGGCGGCACCTGGAATTGCCAATGCTGAAGTATTACCTAAACTAAGAATAGCCTGCGAACCTGCTGTGACATTAATTTCTGCCATTTTTAATCTCCTATGTGATTATAAAGTTAAATTCAAATGTGTATGTTATAACGTCATCTTCTATTTCACTCTCAACAAAACATTCTGCCAGTTGAGGGTTTGTTGCGACGCTTTTGGCATCTAAGATAGCCGCTACAACATCGTCCGTTGAATTTGGCTGGTTCTTAGCATCCGTTGACAAATAAACGTTGACCACAGTGTCTGTTTGATACACTTCACCTTGGTCAAGTGTTCTATACAGTTGCACTTTTTCGTCTTGTTGTTCGTCAACATATACGGTCTTTTTGTTTTTAACGTAGAGTGCGTTGCCGCTCGCCGTGAACGGCAATTCACTTGAAACTTTGAAAGCAGTGTAACTGCTAATGTTAGTTGTAATCTGAGTGATTAAATCGTCTCTGATCATTATCTAACCTTAACCACTGTGCTTCTACGTCTGCTACGTCTAACTGTTTGGTATGTCCAAGCCTTTTCAGAATCTTCCACAGTCCCATCACCGTCTGCATCATACCAATCTGCAAGTGCTAACATTTCTCTAAAGATATCGTTAAACTTGCTTTCATAGTATTGAATTTTTTGCACTTCATTGCTCTCTGGATTACCAAAGTCTGCAATAAGTGGTAGCAAATAGTTGTATAAGCAATAATAAACGCACATGTCAGTGAAATCTTGTTGACGACTTTTGATGTTGTTCGGATTGAAGTCCGGCATCGTTGCTAAGTCATTAACTGTTTGACCAACATAGTTCAAATATCCTTGCCACCAACTACTGGCTTTTATTTTGACGTTGATGCGATCGGTTGATTTAGTAAGCATGTCCTCTAAAAAGTCAGTGACATCGACAAAACCTGATTCTTCAGGCACTACCAATTCATTGCTTTCGAGAACACGTTGATCTTTTTGCACTAAATCTGTGTATTCTGCGTAACTTGTTACGTTACCTCCGACCGTTATAAATGCCATGGTTTATCCTTAACTTGGTTGTGGTAAGTTGTTGCTTCTATACCATTCGATACCAGCGGCTTGACCGATAAGACCAGTCAATAACGCTCTGTTACCGATAGCACTGAGATCACCAATTGTTCCACTTGTGACACTGTTAAGTTGTGACGCAACATTTAATTCTGTTGAAGCCGCAACAAATGCAGGATAGAATCCTGATGCCATTGCTGGATGATTGTTTTCTCTTAAATTTGCAACTGATTTAGCAAAGTCGTTAAGTGTCAATGTTCCTGAACCAATAGCTCTTACGTCGTCAAGTTTTCTAACACCGTAGTTGTTACCTGTGTCAGTTCCGTTGTATACAACTTTGAAACCTTGTCTTGTAGAACCTACAAATTGGTGTCTATCAAAATCATTGTCATACCAAGCTCTAACTGAAGGCTCTCTTTTACTTGCATGATACAAGCTCATGCCGCCCATTACTATGTTAGTAACGTTAGCCGCACCTGAACCTAAGTCTGTTGCGTCTTGGTTTACAGTTGAGTTACCACCTGCATCACGTAGAGCTTCAAAACCTGCTACGTCTACTGCCTGTGCTAAACCACCTGCGATTCTATCGACTACATTTTGTCTAACTACTGCTAAACCGCCGTCTTCTAATGCTTCTTCATTAACATCAGAGTATGCACCGTATTTTGTTAGTGCAATAGTTAAGTTTGTTGGGTTAAAATCATTTTGTGTGCCTGCTGATCTGATACTTGCACCTTCTGAAACTGCTACTGCATTATCGTAACCGTTTGAGATAGGAATTCTAACTGTATCACCAGAAGCGCCTGCAATGTTAAATGATCCACCTAAGAATTGAGGGTTAGTGATCAATACCGCGTCGGCAAAGAAGATACGGATATCTTCGATGATTTCGGTATATAGATCAGCAACACCTGAACTTGAAGTTGCCATTACATTTCTCCTTTAATTATATGTAATATTTTATCTATTTTTCTAGAGAAGAACTTTTGTTCTGCTCTACCTGTTTCATAACCATGTTATGAGTAATATCAGCTCTACTTAACCCCATATTATGTCTTTTAAGGGTTGTATAGCCTGCTCTGTATTCAGCATCTGTCTCCAATCTTTTGGTATCTAAAGCCTTAACAGACTTTTGGCTACCTTGTGTATTGGTTTCACCATACTGTAATTCAACACCCTTTTTACCGAAGTTGAGACCTAAACTTTTGCCAACCAACTCAACAGCACCGCTATAGTCTGGTGTTTCACCATCTGTGGTTAAGAAGTCTGCACCATTGCGTAATGCAAAAGTATCGCCTTCTACTGCCATCATGTTTCTGGCTTTCATTAAATCAATCACTGCACCTTTTTGGTCTGCTGTCCAGTTACCTGGCATAGCACTTTGCAATTGACCCATATGGTCTTTCAACAACAAATCAGTCTTGAGATTTTTAACTTGTGTTTGTAATTCTTCTACAGTTGCTTCACGCTTTTTAACTGCGTCTCTTAAGGCATTCACATTTAGTGATTGGCCTTCGCCCTCGCTAGTAGGCGTGCTTTCTTGTAGTGTTTGAACTACACTTTTAACACTGTCAATGCTGTCAACGTTTAGATCTTGTAGAAATCTACTTTCTGCTTCACGTTTTGCATTGGCGGCAATTTTGTTTGTGTCGTCTCTGGTGTAAACACGAGTTCCGTCTACAAACATTTTACCATCTCGCATCTCAACACTAGGTGTTGTGCTTTTTTCAGATTTACTCACTGTGACATCGTCAACAGCATTACCGGAATCTGTAACCGATTCAACGTTATCGGGTTGAACTGCCGTTTCTTGGACTTGATCCATTTTCTCTCCTTTTTATCGTAGAAGTAAACGTAATTTGAGCACTTCTACATGCTCTCCTACCTAACCGCCTATTCTTATAGGCTGTTAACTGAGTATGAACCCTCAATCAATTGATCAAGACGTTCACGTAATTTGTCTCGCATTTCTTCTTTGTAGTTGACTTCTTCTGCGTCAACACCACTACGCATTTCCATACGCAGTTCTAATTCTTCATGAGTAGCAAAAGGCATGTATGTAACTAAACCGTCTTCTCTGGTGTGTGAATGAAAACCACTACCACCTAAACGTTCTGCTTCTGCCTCTGCTTCTGCTTGTGTTTCGTAATCTTGTATGGTGTATTCTAATT